TTTCAACTGGGACTTGCACGTCGCTATTTAAACTTTCGTTAATAGGTGCGAAGTTATCATAAGTAATTTCTTTTCCTGATGCCTTACATTCTGTAATGAAGGTATCAATTACTTTAATTTCAAATGCCATATTTATAAAGTATTTTTGTTTTTTTATATATCGTTTGATTTAACCTAACCCACTACAGACTAGACTAAATAAAAAAAGCCCTGTAAAAATACAGGGCTTTTAGTTTATTATTGGTTTTAATGATTAAATCATTGAGTAACCAGAGAACTGAACACCTAAAGTGTAGTACATTGTTTGAGGGTGGAAACCAGCTTCAACTAATGCGTAACGAGATTTAACCGCTACTTTAGGAGCCATTGTACCTTCAGCAATTGTTTGTACTGCTTCAGCCATTAAGTAAGGCATGAATACTAATCCAGGAGAGTTACCGTCACCTTTACGGCCGATAGCAATTCTTGTATCTGTCCAGCTCATGTTAGGGTCAACATAAATGTTAACACCAGCTACTGAACCGATTGGATAAAGTGAACCTGCTGTTTGGTTAACAGTATTAGCAAGAGGATAAGGTACGAAACCTGCGATATCTTGTAATGCTGTAGCTACTTGACCGTTAGTAACTGCAAAGTTTGCAGCACCTCTACGACCACGGATAGCGATTAAGTTCGATGCAGCTAAGATTCTAGATAAGATTCTTCTCTGTAAAGTACCACCGTTATCACCAGATGTTGGTGTAGTAGCGTTAGTTACGAATGATACGTTGTTAACTGGGTTATCAGAATCCATAGGTAAACCTAATGTGATTGTTGTAGAACCAGCAGTTGCTACGTATAAACTTAAGTTAGTTCCATCGATATCGTATACTTGCTTCGCGTTAGAGTTACCTAATCTGAAGATTCTTTCTAGGATATGTTTGTTAATACCTTGAGTTAATTCGTTGATTAATACTGCTTCTACTTGAGCAACAGCATCGATACCGAATTGTTTTAAGTCTTGGATTTGCTCACGTGTTACCGCTGCAGCTACTTGTAAAGTACCAGCTTTAATTGATCTGTTGAACAATTTAAGACCGATAAGGTTATCTGGTGTAGATTCACCTTCTTCACGTAAGTAAGGCTCGTTTGAAGAAACATCACCTGCTTTGAATCCTCTACCAGAGAATGCAGTTACGTGGTCTTCTAAAGCTTTTACTAATTCTGCTGAGTTATCTAAGTCAGTTGATACTGCGTTACCTAGAGTGTTATCAGTAGATAATACGAAAGTAGAACCAGTGAACATTACGTCCGCTAATGTCTGACCGTTATCGTAACCTGCTGAGTAAGGACCAGCGATGTTAGTAGTTGTACCAGCGTTAGCTTCAATTTTGAAAATTGAGTAACCATCGATACGTGATTTAGCAATATAAGTTGCTTTGAAATAGTTGTTTGTACCGTTAGTGATGTAGAATACGTCATTAGCTTCAGGTACGAAACCTGTTACATAAGTAACGTTAGACTTAATCATTAAAGGAGCAACACGTCCATCTGCACCACCTAAGCCATTTACAACAGCTGAAGGAGTTGCTAAGTTACCACCTGCATAAGGGAAGTCTAAGTATGTTAACATACCGAAAGGTCCGCCTAATGGAACAACTGGAACTAAATCAAGACCTACTGTCTGTGCAGCTACTTGCATAGATAATGGAAGTAAACTGAACGGCTTGTCGCCTGAACCGTAAGCTTGTGAGTGAAATTGTGTTGTAGTGCCAGGGTTACCAGGGAATTTAACTGGTCCCATGCCTGGTACGTTCATACCTGGATTCATGTGCACTTGATTATAGATAGATTCTTTTAATAAACCGAAATCTACCATTCCTGAATCTTCAGCTACTTTGTGAAAGTGACAGTATTTAGACATCCACTGTAATTTAGTAGTATCTTTAATACCTGTCGCAGACTCGATAATAGGAGCCCATGTAGCTCTTACTTCTGATTCGTTTATTGGTTGTGGTCTGTACATATAAAATGTATTATTTTTCTTTTATTTTATTATTTATCGCTTAACTTGTTAGTATTTACCAAATCTTTTTGCTAAATCAGCCGCGAAGCCATTTAAGAACTCTGCTGATACTCCGTAACCACCTTGTGTGGTTTCAAATTTAGCAGCTTCAGATTCGTTAACTTTTTCAAGTTGTACTTGATTATTACGGAAATCTCTTGTTGACCAGAATGTATCAATTAAATACTGAGAGCCTAGGTCATGCCATTGTGCTTCAGCAATAATACGATTCTTTGTCAATTGATTAGCCGCATCCCAAGATGCACGATATTCACTTGGCATATTCTCTACGAAGTTAATCTTCTTAGGTTGAGGATTCATTACATTTTCCCAGATTACTTCAACTTCTCTAGTAGAAGTGTAGTTCTTATCTTTAAATGCACCAATTAATTGGAACTGTTGGTTTTCATTTAGAGACTTGTACTCATTTCTCTTAGATTCATTTACTAATCTTAAGAAGTGTAAATCACCATCATAATCTACTGTTTGCTTCTTAGCAGATTCCACAAGTAAATTTAACTTTTCAAGGATATTATTTTTGTAAGAAGTGCTTTCGTTTGTAATTTCAGCAACTTCATCTTTTTTGTTTTCGTTAGTAAGTTTCTTAACATCATCTTCTTCGCCTACAACTTCTTCACCTTTCTTTATAGGTAATTCTTCTGGCTCACCAAGTTTGTTAATCTTCTTTTCTATTTCTTTAGCAGTATCTTCTTCGTTAACTGCTGCAAGTTTTGCTTTAATCTTTTGAACGTTTTCAGCTGTATAATCACCATACTGACCTACTGTCTCAAGATTTTCTTTTAAATATTCTGTGTAAGATGCAATATCATCTAAGCCTTCAGCAAGTGAATCACCGAATTGTGCTAAGTTATCAACATGTTCTGCAAGATATTTATTATATTCTACAATACCATTTGATTTCTTACCTAAATCTTCAGCATACTGAATACCATAATCAGCTTTCTCTGCTACGTGATTTACGTAACCTTGTAACTGTTGTAGTGATTCTGCTAAACTATCATTATGAGAAATAACGTTATCTAAAGTTTCTGATGTATATTTTAAATATGAAAACATCTCATTCATTTTCTGAGACATTTTATTCATATAAGCAATTTGATTAGCATTGTCACCACCGCCGGTAGTGTTAGCTTCTCTTACAGATTTTAATTCTGCTTTAAGAGAATTGATTTGCTCAGTCAAGTGCTTAGAATAAGCATTGAAATCTTCTATTTTTACTGCGCCTTCCATATTTGGAGAATCATTATTTTCTTTTATATTAGAATATTTATCGAAAGACATTGCACTATCCAATTCAAAAATCTGCACGTTATCATCGTCAGCAAATCCAAATGATTCGTTAACTCTGTTTAATTGTGCATTTTCAAAACCTGGGTCTGCAACTAAATCGTATGTAAATAGTTTCTTAATTGTAACGTGACCGTCAGAACCTACAGCACCTGCAGCACGGCTAGAAATATGTAATGGAATACCATCATCAATTAAAGCTTTAGCTTCTCTACCAGCTGATGTATTTAATAGACGTAATCTACCTCTTACTTGCTTTGTTTCTGGGTCATATGATAACTCTTCAATAACGTGTGATACGCTCTTAAGAGAAATATCGAAATTTTGTGGGTGGTCTAACTCACCTAAGAGTTTACCAGTTCTAATCTTTTCTTGTAATGATTCAATCTGTGGTACGTATTCTTTTGCATCATAGATACGATTGTTCTTGTTACGAACACCGATTTCACCAAATATACCTTCTAGAACATAACTACCATCTCCGTCTTTTTCAACGACTAATGTATTAGCTGAACGTTCTAAGATAAGAAGTGACTTCGCAGCTTTCTTCATATTATCAATTTGTTGAACGCCTGCTTCTGTTAAAAGTCTTCCATTATCTGACATTTTAAATCTCTATATTTTTTTTATATATTTGTGTTTCCGAGGAAATTCTTAGAAACCAAGGTCTACACCGCCGGCACTTTCTCCGCCGCCTTCTTTTTCAGCTTTCTTTTTCTCTTTTTCTTTAGCTTCTATCATCTCTTTATTCTTCTCTAAGTCTGCCGGGTCCATCTTTAAGAACCTTTCTACTAAGAATTGAAGGTCAAAGTAAGGTACATCATTCATATCCTTATCTTGCGTAGTAATAGAATCTTTCATTGAAGAAATAAAGTCAATACGTTTCTGGAAGATTTCCATCTCCTTTAATTCAGCAAACATATTATCAGCATTAAATACTAATGATATCTGTGTTTTAAAGTTAACGTCATTCTTAAGGTGTGGAAATTTTAAGCACATTTGAATGTATAACGGCTTAACTAATAATTCTTGGAATGTTGAACGTAATCTGTTAACGAACTTTTCAAATTTAATTTCCTCTCTGATTAATCCTTCTGCAGACATCTCATATGTTGCTGGACTATCTTTATCAAATCTACTGAAAGGAATTTTTGAAGCCATTTTAAGCTTATCAGCAAAGTACTTTAATGAATCTGTATCATTAAAATCTGGACCATCTGCACCTAATGTTTCAATCTCTGGTTGCTCACCTTCTTTAGATGGTAACCAATATTCTTTATTAAATGCCATCATAGGTTTACCGTCAACTTTAAGAGTACCTGAATGGTAATCAAAGTCAACTACCTCACGATAGTTATTCATTAATTGTGCTAATGATTGTTTTGCTCTTGTTTTAGATTTACCACCTACTGGAATAATAAACTTTAATCTGTAAGATGAATTCATTACAGCCCAGATAACTCTGGTTGTTTCCATGATTCTCATTAAGTTAAATGCTCTTACTAATCTTTCAACGTATGAAATTCTAGAAGCTGTACTTACGGAACCGTATGAAATATAAATAATTTGAGAGTCAAATATCTTTCTTTCTTTAGCTGGATTATCTTTATACTGGTACCAAATTTTCTTATTTGTAGTTCTGTCTATACCTGGTACTAATGTAACTGGGTCAATTTCTTTGAAACCAATAATTTCATCCTGTCTATCGTTGTAGATAATTTCAAATGATAAGTAACCATCAATTAACCATTTACGATAATAGAACCACGCTGACTGGTCTTGATTAAAACCAAAGTAGTTATAAATGTGATTAAATGATTTAGTTAATTCCTTTTTAACATCATCTTTTATATTAGTCAATAACATGACATCTGGCTGACAGAAGAAATTTTTAGTATCATATACTATTGATTCATCACATAATGTATCTAGAATCTCTTCTACTTCATCCTGTAATGCAAAATTTCTTAACTCATCTCTCTTCTTTACATAATCTTGGTCAAAGAAACTAATACTCTTTCTTAAAGTAGTATCAGCCATTGATAGGGCAGCAAACGGGTACCAATAATCTTCATTATCATAACCCATTGGATTCATCTGACCGAAACCAACCTTATCTTCCATGATACCGATAGCCTGTGAATTACGGATTATCATATCATCGTACTTCATACCGAAGCTACTTAAATCTTGTAGTGATTTAGAGACTGACAATCTTCTTGTCAGCGGTCCGAATCTATCGAGGAAACCTGCCATATTTTAGTTATTTGTTGTTCTTCTTTTTTATATATTTACCAATTTTTGAGTATGCCTGGTTTATCGTTGCACCTTTAATATCATTGAGGTCTATTAAAGCTACCTTATTCCACTTAGAATAAGATATGACTCTTGTATTCTTTCTTAAGCCTACGATGTACATTCTCACTGCGGCCCCAAATCCAGTCTTTTCTAGAAATGGCTTTATTTTCTCATATGTAAGTGATGGTATACCAGTCTCACTAGTTGCATCACCTTTACCATATTTTATCTTATTTTCAATGTTTGGTAAATACTGCTCGTATATTTTATCTAATAATTGTAATCTACGTGCATATGGTATTAAGTTTAAATTGATACCAATATCTTTACCATCATGTTGTCCTAAACTTAATACTACAGGATTTCTATCCCACCATTCTAATGTTGCTTTACTTTTAGGATTTTCATATCTAAAAATATAAATCTTACCTGGTCTAAATGGAGCTGATGTATTTTCA